GCGATGAAGATCTCGAAGCGCTCGGAGTGGAGGATCCTGCAGAGGCCTCTGTTGATGCGCTCGATGTCGACGTCGAATTGGCTGGTTCGGATGACGAAGCAGAAGAAGAAGGTGGCGAGGAAGAAGCCGAGGAAATGGAAGAGATGGACGAAGTAGACGAGATGGATGAAGCTTCACACGACGAGATGGATGAAGTTTATGAAATCGATGAAGCTGCACTTCGCCGTGAAATTCAGCGACTTCGCACATTGAACGAGAATGATCCAGTTGACGGATCAGGTGATAGCTCATTCGGTGGTGGCGAGGCAGGTGACGAGATGTTCGTCGATGTAGACGAGGAGGATCTTCTAGATGCACTCGCAGACGAACTTGGTGATGCACCAATGCCTGACGCTGGTCAAGCACTTCCTGAGTCACGTCGTCGTCGTCGACAAGGCAGAATTTCAGAGTCACGACAACTGCGAAGCACAAAGCGCCAGTTGAGTGAGTACAAAAAAGCTGCACACGCTCTTAAGGAACAGCTTACAGAAATGAATCTTTTTAACGCTAAGCTTCTTTATGCAAACAAGCTTATGCAAAACAGAAACTTGACACAAAAGCAGCAGCGAGCAATTGTTGAGGCCCTTGATAATGCCAAGACGCTTCGTGAAGCAAAGCTTCTGTATCAGTCTCTGACTAAGTCTCTCAACAAGGTTCCACGTAAGAATCTTAATGAGGGATCGCTACGGACGCTCGGATCGTCTTCCAAATCAACCCGGTCAGGTGCGCCTGCCAACAGTGGTGTTGAGGTGGATCGATGGGCTACCCTTGCAGGTCTTTACAAGGACTAACCCAAAAACACTTAGACACATATACACTTTAGGAGATAAAAAATGTCTAATTTTTCACTAGAACAACTGACTGAAGGAATTCGAGAGAGACATCTCGGAAACCAGAACAGTCAACTTGTCGAGAAGTGGTCCCGCACAGGTCTCCTCCGTGGTTTGGACGGAGTGCCTCGTGAGAACATGGCTCGCATGCTCGAAAACCAGGCCGCACAGGTCCTGAAAGAAGCTTCAGATCTCGGTGGTGGTTCAGCCGCTTCATCTGATATCCGTGGTTTCTCAAACATTGCTTTCCCAATCGTTCGCCGCGTATTCGGTGGATTGATTGCTAATGATCTTGTATCAATTCAGCCAATGAGCCTTCCATCAGGTCTGCTCTTCTACCTCGATTACACCTACGGTGACAATATCACAGGTGGCGATCAGGCTGATGGTCCATACCGCTCTGGTGAGTCCATTTATAACGGACCAGCTGGCAAGGGCGTAAGAAGTGGTTCACTTGCAACCGGTGGTCAATATGATCTTGCGGGCGCTGGTTATTCACGTGCACGCGTTTCAGTTGGACCTTTGACTAACGCGCTTAATGACGCTGATCACTTGCTAGCAGAAGATATCGTTGCTGCAACTTTGACTGATACACATCGCAAGTTGCTTCAGTTTGACCCACAAGTACTTCAGCACGTCGAAGACGGTGGATCTTTCTGTTTATTTGTAGTTCCTGTAGCAGAGCTTGAGGCTTCTGATGGAACTGCGACCGGTCTTCTCGACAAGTCCATGATTCGTGAAGTTGGTATTACAGGTCAAGGTGCCGACCAAGCTGCCGGCCTATGGGGATCTGAGTTCCAAGGTGGTAAAACAGCTAACCTTCGCCGCTTGAATCAGTTGGGTACTGCAACAAGAGACGCTGTTACTGACGCAGTTTCAGCATTTACACCTAGCCCTATTTCAGGTGACAATGTTCTTCTTGTTACATTGACTAACATTCAGGATGATCCTGACGGTTGGTCAGCTTCATTTGTTCGTGCAGCTTCTGTTGACGTTGAAGACGGTGTAGGTTCAACTCTTACCGTTCCTGGTTTTGAGTCAGACTTCACTGCTGGCGTCGAAGCTGGTGACGACGGAGAGATTCCTGAGATCGACATCAAGATCGAGTCAATCGCTGTTACAGCCGTTACTCGTAAGTTGCGCGCTAAGTGGACTCCAGAACTCGCACAGGATCTAAATGCATACCACAGCCTTGACGCTGAGGTTGAGCTTACTCAGATCCTTTCAGAGCAGATCGCTCTTGAAATCGACCGCGAGATCCTCGGAGACCTTCTCCACGGTGCAAACGCAGCTAACCTCTACTGGTCACGTGCTCCTGGTAAGTTCGTGAACAAGGAGAGCGGAGCAGAGATCGCAAGAACTTCATCACTCAACCCAGGACCTGCTTTCACAGGTACTGTCCGTGAGTGGTATGAGACTCTCGTTGAGACAATCATCGACGTTGCAAACCAGATCCACAGAAAGACACTTCGTGGTTCTGCTAACTTCATCGTTGTTGGTCCAGACGTTGCAACAATCCTTGAGTCATCTGTCATGTATCGTCCAAGCTACAGCCTTGACGGTGAGGGACAGGTCAGCCAGCCAATGAGCATCGGCGCGGACAAGGTTGGTACCCTTTCAAACAGATTTACTGTTTACAAGGATCCTTACTTCCCACGCAACAAGGTTCTTGTTGGTTACAAGGGTGGAAGCTACCTTGAGTCTGGATACGTTTACGCTCCATATGTACCGTTGATCGTTACTCCTACAATCTTCGCACCTGAGGACTTCACCCCACGTAAGGGCGTGATGACTCGTTACGGTAAGAAGATGGTTCGATCTGACTT